CTGATGTTACTAGAGTTTCTGACCCTAGGCAACCAGATACCAACAATTATCTCTCTAGCAACTATTTCAAATTGGAAATTACTAGACTTCCTTTGGTAACATATCATTGCCAATCAGCGAATTTACCTTCACTTACACTAACCCCAACTGAGCAAGGCAATCCAACAGGAACTCCTATCAAATGGATAGGTGGAAGGTATGTGTGGGAAGATTTTACTGTTAGTTTTGTGGTGGATGAAGACATGAAGAACTGGATTGAGGTTTTTGAATGGATGGAAGATATTGCCATAATGACAGATGTTAAAAATACAATGAATTATAGGCCAAGCTATGAGTTCCATCGCGCCGAGCGAGGCCCTCTAGGCCAGTTGGATGATTACTTTTCAAATGCTCAATTAATAATCACCAATAGCAGTTACAAGCCTAAACTGACCGTGAGTATAACAGATATGTTTCCCACTGCACTAAGTGGCATACAATTTAATTCTACAAATACAGATAATGAACCAGTCATAGCAACTGCCACTTTTGCATACACATACTATACAATCAACAGATTAAAAAATAATGCATAATATTTCTTGATTTTTTGTGTATTTGTTGTATAATATAATAGTTAGGAGTTTATTATGAATCTTGAAGATATTAGGCAAATGGTGAATATTGATGTAGAAATGGATAAAACCGAACTTGATTTGGAATCCATGAAGACGCCACAACTACACAATAAATATTTAATAATCTTTTCAAACGAAAAACTTATACTTGGCAAATTAAAATCTGATTTTAATGTTCTTAGGAAGAATAAATGGTTATATTATACAGGGAAATTGAGCCAAGAACAACTAGAAGATTTTGGGTGGGATACGTTTGACCTAAATATATTGAAGTCAGACATAGACAAATTCCTAGATGGTGATGAAGATTTGATAACTCTTGCCAATAGGATTTTATTACAGCAAGAGAAGGTAAACTATCTGGAAAGTGTGATTAAAATAATCAACAATAGGCAATGGAATATTCGATCTGCTATTGATTGGTTGAAGTTTACAAATGGCACATGAGTGATTTAGAGATACATCAAGACGATACAGTAAATATAAAGATTCATTGCGATAGAAATATTGCCAAAGAATTGAGCCAGTTCTTTACCTTTACCGTTCCCAACTATAAGTATACTCCCGCATATAAAAACAAGATATGGGACGGCCAAATCAGGTTATTTAATGTACACACACATCTGTTATATGCAGGTTTAAAAGACTATGTTAAATCGTTTGCAGACGAAAGAAACTACACCTATGAGGACAAGACCTACAGTACGGCCAAAAAAATAACAAATAAAGATGTTTCCAAATATATTAATGATAAGATAAAACCTTCGTTAAATGGAAAATCTATAACACCATATGAGCATCAAATAAAAGCAATAAAACATGCGATTGAAAATGATAGGTGTTTGTTGTTATCGCCGACAGGTAGTGGAAAATCTTTAATAATATATTCTCTTATTCGCCATTATGAAAGTGTATTGCCAGAGGATAAACAAATACTAGTAATCGTTCCCACTACGGGACTTGTGGCACAAATGTATAATGATTTTAAAGATTATTCTTCTGGTGTTGAATGGAATGTGGATGATAAATGCCATTCAATATATGCAGGTCAAGATAAGGTTACAGACAAAAAAATAATCATATCAACATGGCAAAGCATATACAAGATGCCAGAAAAATACTTTAAGAAGTTTGGTGTAGTATTTGGCGATGAATGTCATTTATTTAAGGCGAAATCACTTACTACTCTAATGACCAAACTAGTGGATTGCCCGTATAGGATAGGAACGACAGGAACTCTAGATGGTAGTTTTACACATAAACTTGTAATTGAGGGATTATTTGGTAGAGTTTTCTCTGTAACTAGCACAAAGAAATTAATCGATAAAAATCTTCTTTCGGATTTGGAAATAGATTGTATAACTCTTCGTTATACGCCAGAAGAAATACAAGAGATAAAACGAGTAACATATCAAGAAGAATTAAAATGGATTGTGGAAAATGACAAGAGAAATGTCTTTTTGTGTAATCTCTGTTGCACACTAAACGGTAATACGTTGATGTTATTTAATTTTGTTGAAAATCATGGAAAACCTCTGTATGAGAAGGTAAAAAAGGAATGTTCGGATAAAAGAAAAGTATTCTTCATTTATGGTGGAACAGACACAGAACAACGAGAAGAAATTAGGCAAATCATCGACAAAGAAAAGAATGCAATATTAATTGCATCATATGGCACATGCAGTACAGGAATTAATATTAAAAATATTCATAACATTATATTTGCTTCTCCGTCAAAATCAGTTATTCGTGTTCTCCAATCCATTGGTAGAGGTCTTAGAAAATCAAAATTAAAAGACAAAGTTAAATTATACGATATTAGTGATGATTTATGCTTCAAAAAATATAAAAATCATACCATGAAACATCTAGACGAACGAATAAAGATATATAGTAATGAGAACTTTAAATGTAAGATGGTTAAAATCCAACTATGAGGCAAAAAAATGAAAAATAACTCATATAGAATATTAAAATTGAAAAGTGGGGAAGAACTGATTACTAAGATTACTTCTTCTAAAAGCAATAAACTAATCATCGAAAAACCAATGATATTTAAATCTACTACGGTGACTGATGCATATGGCAGAGCTAAAGAAATCACAGTACTTAAAGATTGGTTACTTTATGCTGATCATAAAGAAACATCCATCCCAAAAGACTTTGTTGCATCATTTCTGAAGCCGGATTTGGATGTTCTAGAATTATATCAACTTGAAAAGAAAAAAGATGAAGAACAAAAAAAGAAAAATAGAATAATTAAACGGCCAAACAAAGATACTATAAACAAGAAAAACATTGATGCTGAAAATGAATTTGACAGCATTATGAACATCTTAAATAAGTATAAAAACAAAGATGATATTGTTGATAAAATAATGAATAATATAGAGAATATGAGTGATGAAGAATTCCAAGAGATGCAGGATGAACAAGAACCGCAAGAAAGTGACTTTGAAAATTATATTACAATGAATATTGTTTTACCGCCAGAAGCATTATTAAGTTTAGTTGATTCTGGATTAATCGAAGAAGAAGAGATTATGAGAATGATTCATGCTTTAAAATCTCAAGCGGAGTTTCAGTCAAAGATGAACAATAATATAATGGATTACTATAATAGTAAAAATAAGACTTATAAAAATGATGGGAAAGATTGGAAAGATTGGAGTCCATTTCCCGAAGATTATCTTGATGATGAGGACCTGGATTAAGGCCTTAGTAGGCTATTTATTTCCCATGGCACAGAAGAGTGTAACACGGAAATAGAATAATGTCAAGGAAAAAACCAATATTTATTTTGATTTTTTAAAAAAAGTAGTTATAATGTAAATATGTCAAAGAAAAAGAAGAAAAAGAAAGCAACACACCACTATATTGATAATAAAGAATTCTTTCAGGCGATGGTAGAATGGAAGAAATTGGTAGTAGATGCTGAAAATTCTGGAGATGAAAGACCACCGATAACAGAATATATTGGCGAATGTTTTTATAAAATAGCAGAACATCTATCATATAAGCCAAACTTTATTAATTATCAATATAAGGAAGAAATGACTGGCGATGGTATAGAAAATTGTTTAATGTATGCACACAATTTTGACCCAGAGAAATCAAGGAATCCATTTTCATACTTTACTCAAATAATATATTATGCATTTCTTAGAAGGATTGAGAAAGAAAAGAAACAATCGTATATCAAATATAGAGCAATGGAATTGCTAGACGATGGTTCATTGGGTGGGTGGTACAAAGAGAACTATTTTGAGAAAGATAGCATGAAAAAGGCCATGTCTTCTCATTTTAATTTAACCGAAAATGATATCGAAAAGTTTACCCCAAAGAAAAGAAAAAAGAAAAACAAAAAGAAAAAAACTAAAAACAACTTAGATGAAGTTTTACAGGATGATATAAAGAGTGAAGATAGCACTGATTAATGACACGCACTTCGGTGCAAGAGGCGACAGCCAATTATTTTTAGATTATTTTATGAAGTTCTTCGATGATGTATTTTTCCCATACATTAAAGAGAACAACATAAAGACGGTAATACATGCCGGCGACTTGATGGATAGAAGGAAGTTTGTAAACTTCAATGTTCTTAATCAAGTCCGTACAAGATTTATGGATAGACTGAGAGATGATAATGTTGAATTACATTGTATCCTTGGCAACCATGATGTATACTACCGAAATACAAATACAATCAATTCGATACGAGAATTATTCGGTAACGATTTAAATCTATATGAAGAACCAACTGTGGTGAACTTTGATGGTCTAGATATTGCATTGTTGCCTTGGGTGAATAAAGAAAACCACGACCAATCTATAGATTTTATTAAAACCGCCTCTGCACCAATTCTCATAGGGCATCTTGAATTGCAGGGATATGATGTAATGCGTGGAGTTAAATATGATGGTGGTATGAATCCAAAACTATTTGAAAGATACGAACAAGTGTTTACAGGACATTTTCATTGTCGGCAAGAACACGGCAACATTTACTATATGGGAACACAATATCAAATCACCTTTGCAGATTTAAACGAAACAAAAGGTTTTCATGTATATGATACCGATACAAGAGAAATAGA